TGCTGGAGGCGTGTGGTGTGAAGCCTGAGCAGTACAAGATTGTTGATCCGTATGCGTATCGGACTGGTTTCCCTCAGCAAGCGTTGGCTGCGCTGTACACCGCTTCGGATGTGTTGTTGGCTTGCTCTATGGGTGAGGGTTTCGGTATCCCTGTTATCGAGGCTCAGGCTTGCGGTACACGGGTCATTGTTTCTAATTACACAGCGCAGCCGGAATTGGTTGGCGTTGGGGCTGGATGGGCTGTTGACTATCAACCTTTCTGGGATAGTCATCAGAAGTCTTGGTTCTGTACTCCTAGTGTGCCATCAATCGTAGAGGCTCTTATAGCCTCCTACGAAGCTCCTAGAGGCGTTTGCAGGGAGGCTGTGGCCTTTGCTAGCCAGTATGACGCTGACAGCGTGTTTGAGACCCATTGGAAGCCAATCATGAAAGAACTGTCAGAATGGTGTAGGGCATGAATAGTGGAATATATCGCATTGACCTAGGCAACGGCTGGTTCTACATTGGATCAAGTGCTGATTTAATTACGCGCAAAAATCAACATTATAGAGAATTGAAATGCAAAATTCATGGTAATAGAAAAATGCAGAATTGTTGGAACAAATATGGAATTTTTTCTTTTACTGTTTTGCAGGAATGTGAAATATCAAAACTTCTATCATTAGAACAATTGCAAATAGATAAACATTTTAATGATAAAAAAAATGTAAATCTCACTCCTACTGCTGGATCGCCACTAGGTTATGTTCATACTGCCGAGACACGTGCAAATATGTCAATTACTAGAAAAGGCCGTAGACACTCATCTGAAACACGTGCAAAAATTTCCGCTTCTCAAAAGGGTAGAAAAGGGCGTATCCCATCAGCTAGCACTAGATTGAAAATATCAGCTGCTGGAAAAGGTCGTGTTCAGTCAATTGAGACACGTAAAAAAATATCTGAGTCCAATAAATTGCGCCATCAATTGCGCCGTGAACAGGCAAGCAAATGATGGTTCCTGTAATTATCGTTCCGGTACTTAACCGTTATGACCTACTTGAGCGGTGCCTTCAGTCAATCGACTACGACGTGGAAACACTCATCGTCATTGATAACGGTGGGCAGTCCACGTTGCATGACTGGCCTTGGGTGATTGACCGTCGCCATGTGAAGAACTATCACGTTTGGTCAATGCCCACCAACCTCGGAGTTGCTCCGTCATGGAACCTCGGAATCAAAGCAACCCCACACGCTGACGGCTGGATAATCCTGAACTCTGACGCATACTTTGAGCCTGGACAGTTAGAGGTTTTCTACAACGATTGCAAACCTGATTCGGTGACGTTGACTGAGGCTCAGCCTGGTTGGTCTTGTGCGTGGATTGGGTCTGAGGTGATTGCCAAGGTTGGATTGTTTAGCGAGTGTTATGTTCCAGCATATTTTGAGGACAACGATTTTCAGGAACGTGCTACACGATTGAATGTAAAGTTTTGGACTTCTGACGCTGGGATAGTTCACGACAATTCGTCTACGATTTTGTCAGCACTAGAGTTGATGGAAAAAAATCAGCGCAGCTTCGCATCCAACGCTGCGCTTCATACGATGCGTTGGCAGTCAGGTCTTCCCGATGCGGGTCATTGGGATTTAACACGACGAAGGGAACTCGGATGGGACTAAGAGAATATGACCCGATGGATGACTATGAGAATCTGCATGAAGGCGAGACAATCTATGTTCTCGGCTCAGGAGCAACACTCGACTATCTGACACCCGACTTCTTTGATGACAAGCTCACGATTGCGGTGAACTTCGTTGGCTCAGTATTTGGGTTGAAGGGTTACTACTGTTTCAGCCACTATCACGAAGACGCTCAGCATGAGGCAAAGCGTGAGGATTGTATTGGGGCGTTCACTCCTGAGCGTGAGCATGGTACCGATGGGGTGTTTGCTGGGTGTGCTGGGAATCTGACCACGTTCGGTACTCGTACTGGTAGACCTGGTTCATCGTTCGATCCGCATGATAAGGATTGGCCTGTGTTGTCAGGGCAGTTGACTATCGGGTCTTCGAGCATTCATGGGGCGATGCACCTTGCAGCGCACATGGGAGCGAAGTTCATTGTCTTGGTTGGGGCTGACTGTGGTTCGTTGGGTGGGCGTGACAGGGTTGATGGTTATGTGCCAGGTGATTCACATTGGGGTTTGTATGAGATGCACCTTCGAGCGATGAAGCAACGGTTGTGGGATGTGTATTCATGTCAGGTGTATTCGTTGAACCCGTTTGTGAACTATTCCCTTGAGGGTGTTCCATATCGTGGTGCTGCGTCAATCAACTAGAATCGGAACACCATGACGATCACCAATGGCTACGCCACACGCAATCAGGTCAAAGCAGCTCTCCGCATCGGTACTGCTGACACCCTTGATGATGAATTGATTGACTCTTGTGTTTCTTCAGCGTCACGTTTGATTGATGGTTATTGCAACCGTCGCTTCTGGCAGACTGGTACTGCTGAGGCTCGTATCTATCAGGCTGAGGATTCGTTCTACTGCTCCATTGATGACATCGCTGGAACAGCAATCACACTCAAAACTTCTTCACAGGCTGACGGAACTTTTGATGTGACATGGAAAGTATCTGACTACCAGCTTGAACCATTGAACGGAAACCTTGATGGATTGACGTGGAGTTACGACAAGATTCGTGCTGTAGGTGATTATCTGTTCCCAACGGTGAATGCGAACTATGGTGAGCAGGCTTTGGTTCAGGTGACTGCTGTGTTTGGTTGGCCTGCTGTTCCCGATGCAGTAACTCAAGCAACCATCATCCAATCATCAAGACTTTTTAAACGTCTGGACTCCCCACTAGGCGTAGCCGGATTCGGCGATCTCGGTGCTATCCGTGTGTCTCGATACCTTGACCCTGATATGGCTCAGTTGGTTGAACCGTATCGTCGTATGCGGATTTTTGCATGAGTTACTCAGTCACCGATATCAAGACTGGTATTGCTAACGCGCTTGCCACGATCCCAGGTTTACGGGCTTACGCCCAGCAACCTGACAACATCAATGCTCCGTTCGCTTGGCCTATGTTGGATTCAATCATCTACAACGGGGCGATGCGTGGCGGGCTAGTGACCCATATCTTCGTGGTGTCTGTGGTTGTTGGTAGGTCAGCAGAGCGCACAGCTCAGACCGCTTTGGATGGGTTCCTGTCCTATGAGGGTACGACTTCTGTTCGTGCAGCGTTAGAGGCTGACAGGTCGTTGGGTGGGGTGGTGCAGAACTTGCTCGTTGAGTCTGCTTCAAATATCTCCACGATGGATGGCAACGATGCGACCTATCTGATGGTTGACTTCCGTGTGGTGGTGTACGCTTAGTTGATGCGCAATCCTGCGAGCGTGTAGAGTTTCAGTAGTAAATCTTCGAGTGCCGGAAGGCAGGAGTATCCAATATGGCAAAGCAAGTTCTCACAAACGTAGCGGTCACCTTCGGCACAGCTAACACCGACATCACCTCTTATGTCGCATCAGTAACGCTGAACTTGTCAAAGGCTGAAGTTGCTACAACTTCGTTCGGTTCATCTGGTGCGGTTACCCGTATCGCAGGTCTTGCAGACAATGCAATCACACTCGAACTGCATCAGGATTACCCAACGATTGAGAAGTTGTTCTACGATGCTTGGGCTGCGGGTACTGCTGTACCTATGACGGTTAAGCCAAACGGAACTGCTGCTGCTTCAAGCACGAACCCACAGTACGCATTCAATGTTCTGCCGTTGACTTGGACTCCTGTTGCTGGTGCTGTTGGCGATTTGGCAACTGCTTCAGTTACCTACCCAATCGATGGTGCTGTAACTAAGACTGGTACTGGCGCGTAAGTTTTCTAAGTAACCCTTAACCCTGCGGAGGAAAAATGAAAATAGCGTTAGAAGTAACGTCGTCATTGGATCAGAAGAAGCGCACCATTATTGCTGCGTTCCCAGACTTCATCGCCTTTGAACAGAAGTTCAGTAAGAGCGTTGCAAAGTTTGAGGCCGAACTAACTCTCACCGATTTAGGTTTCTTGGCTTGGCATTCTGAACATCGCACGAAGCGCACCGGTTTAGATTTTGATTCATGGATTAACGACATTGAAGCATTGGAGTTGGGTAACCAAGCTGACGCTGTGATCGTCCCTTTGGTGACCAGTCAGCCCATTGGATGATTGCATACCTGTCTGTTGAGACAGGTATCGCTCCTTCGGTGTTGCTGACGGAAGACCCTCGAATGTTGTTCACGATGTTTGCTTATTTGCGTTGGAGAGCAATCCATCTAAACAAGTAGTCTGTTGTGATGGCGGTTTTTGGTAGAGCAGGTCAAGTCACTATTACTGGTGGCAACGATGCGATTGAGATTGTTGGCATCGCAAACTTTTTGCGTGACGCTGCGAAGGCTGATGAGCGGTTCAATACTGAGATGCGTAAGGCTGCACAGAATGTCGCTGAGAATCTGAATCAGAAGGCCAAGGCTGAGGCTGCGACTGTCACTCGTTCTCGTCAGGCAACTGAGGTGATGAAGGGTATGCGGGCTAGGCGTGACCGTATTCCTACTATCAAGTTGAGTGAGAAGTCTGCGTTCGTTTCTAAATCAAACCCGAACCGCAAGCGCAAGGTCAAGGTCACTAGGGGTGACGTGTTCTTTGGTGCCGAGTTCGGTGGTCAGGCTCGACCTAGAACCCAGCAGTTCTTACGGCATCGAGGCAGATCAGGTTATTTCTTTTGGCAGACCGTCCGTAAGGAGAAGGGCAATATTGCCACCGAATATCTAGACGCTATTCAGAAGGTGTTGAACACCCTCAAAGATAAGGCTTGACTTTGGCTGAGTTTCGATTACCCTCTAGGTAGGAGGGGTTATGGCAGTTCTGTTTAAGAATGTGAAGTCTGTTTATCCGAAGCCATTGGCTTCGTCGTGGCAACAACTCAAGGAGCTGTTGTCGTTCCATGAGGAGAATGCTGTCAAGGCTGCGGGGGCGTTGTGGTCTCCGGTTGAGTATGACCAGGGTACGACTCGTGGTAACCGTAACGTCAGGTTTGTTGAGGCGTTGGTTGTTGACATGGACGGTGAAGCGTTTGATGAGGCGCGGTTGGGTGGGTTGGAGTGGTTTGCGTATTCGACTTATTCGCATCGGTTGGATGACCCTCACTATCACCTTGTTTTGCCGTTGGCTGAGAAGGTGCCTGCTTCGTTGTGGCGGGTTGTGTGGGCTGAGTTGCACGACCGTATCGGGTTGGTTGGTGACCCTCAGACTAAAGACCCTGCTCGTATTTTCTATCTACCTCAGCATGCACCGGATCAGCCGTTTGAGTTCCATGAGGGTCATGGTGTGTTGTTGGATTCGTCGTTCAGGTTGGATGTTGAGGTTGCATCAAATCCTGTGTCGCCTCGCTCGAAGCAGGTGCGTCAGCCTCGTGCGCGTCGTGCTGGTTCAGAGATGATGAGTGAGGCTTGGTGGAATGCGCCTGTTGATATTTCTCGTTGGGATGGCCTGTCGGGGAAGGCTTTGTATTCTGCGATGCTTGATGAGTTTGTTGTTTTGCGGAATGGGTTGTCTGTTATTGAGTAGAATCGTCGCATGGCTGGTGAGCGGACGTTCGTTGTTAAGTTTATTTCTGATACCGCTAAG